AGAATCAGCATTAAAAAAGGGCGGTAGTGTATTGATCTACGTACCAAAGTCACACATTTATAGTAAGCAGATATATAGGCAATTTCAGAAGTATATTTCTATGTGCCAACCAGTCAATGATCCTATTGCACTAAAAATGATAGATGAGCTAAAAGAGTATATTGGTGCTTCAACAAATGATAAGTTATTTTATAACTCGGATATGTTAGAAAAACTGAAATGTGGAATTGTTGTCCATCACGGTTCAATGCCATTGACAGCCCGCTTGATATTAGAACATTTTACGCAGCAGACATTCTGTAAAATCTGTTTTGCTACTTCTACACTAGAGCAAGGAATCAATATGCCATTCGATGTGGTTTATCTTGATCGCTTCGAGGAAAGTAAGACACTGTCTGTCAAAAATCTGATTGGGAGAGCCGGGCGGCCTTACAAAAAAACACAATTTTATTTATGGCAAAACATTTATCTGAAGACGAAGTTACACTCGTTGTAAATGCTAAGGCAGACAAGGCGCAGCAGAATATTCGTAAGTTCTCTAAGGAAATTGATAACCTTGGAGAGCGCAATAAGTCACTCCAACGTCAAATGGAATCTCTCGAACTTGCAGGCAAGAAGAATACTGATTCGTGGAAACAACGACGTGAAGAGTATGGCAGAAATGCCACGCAGATTCGAAACCTCAAACAGCAAATCGCAGCTGAGACGAAAGCACTTGACCTTAATGCTCTCACTATGGCACAACTACGCCAACAAGCACGTAGTCTTCAACGACAGCTTGACAACACGTCGAAAACTATTAACCCAGAAGATTGGAAAAAGCTATCCAGCCGACTCTCTGATGTTAGGGATCGTATGGGTGAACTTTCCGATGCTTCAAAAAGTCTTGTTGAAAAATACGCCAACCCACAAGCCATGTCTTTCCTCCATGGTGAACTATTTGTCCGTTTTGCAGAACTGGTAGGAAAAGCCCTCCAAAAGGTAAAGGAATTCGCTGCTGAAGGTATCAGTATGGCTGAGTCTGCTGATGGTGTTATTCACGCCTTCCGCAGACTTGACCAACCAGGATTACTTGACAGTCTTCGAAAAGCTACGAAGGGAACTGTCAGTGATATAGAACTTATGAAGGCTGCCGTGAAAGCTAAAGACTTTCACATCCCTCTCGAAGACCTTGGCAAATACCTGTCTTTCGCACAGCTTAAAGCGCAACAGACGGGACAGTCTCTCGATTATATGGTTGACTCTATCGTAACAGGTCTTGGTCGTAAGTCTCCTATGATCCTTGATAACCTCGGACTATCGGCTGCGGAAATTTCTGAAAAGACAAAAGAGACTGGAGACTTTATGAAAGGAGTTGCCTCTATCGTCGAGAAGAATCTTGCATCAGCAGGAGAAACTTACATCTCTGCTGCTGATCGCGCTGCTCAAAAAACTACTGAACTTCAAAACAAACAGTTACAATTAGGAGAAGCCTTACTCCCTCTTAAGGAGAAAGCCGTAGATACGTTTGGCTCGATGAAGATTAGTATCATGGAGTGCATTGTCTGGCTTATGAATCATCGTAAGGCTTCAGCTGCACTTGGCTTAGCTATTACAGGACTCACCATCAGTATGACAGTTCTTAATACAGCTTTCAGGACTTGGATAGCACAAACAGCAGTTGCAAAGGTAGCTATAGCAGGATGGACGTCTGCCGTAACAACCCTTAAAGGTGTTTATTTACTTGTAGCAGCTGCTATTAATGTCATGCGAGGTAATACTATCCGTGCTACAGCTCAGATGCGCCTTTTCAATCTAAGTTGTAAAGCAAATGTTATTCTTCTTCTTGTTACTGCAATAGTTGCAGCAGGAGTTGCTCTCTACTCATACATGCGTAGCGTGGATAAGGTGAAAGTTGCTATGGTGAATTTCAATTTGGAGCATGCACGCACTGCAGCTGCTATAAAGAAACAGAATAAGGAAATTCAAAAATCTGTCAATGACTCTACAGCTGAAGAAATCACAAAGATAAAGTTACTGCAAAAAACAATACATGACACCTCTAAGTCATATAATCAGCGAAAAAAAGCCATTCAAGATATGCAGGCTATTGTTCCTGGTTATCATGCTACAATTTCAAAAGAAGGTAGGCTTTTTAACGAAAATACTAAAGCCATAGATATCTATATTCAAAATCTCCGTCGTGCTGCTCGTGCTGAAGCTGCCTATGAGAAGATGAAAGATAATGAGAAAAAGATTCTTGATGCCCAAGATACCGTTTCAGACTCAAGCCAAAAAGGTCGTAATGTTAGCAATGCCGCACAACGTAGAGGTCTAAACACAATAGCTGGAGAACGTGTGCAGAAGAGGACGCAAGTGTTTGAAGGTGCTACTCCTGGCTCAGCTATGACAAATGAATATTATGTAGTTGTCGACAAAAACGGAAAGGTTCTCCGAGAGATAAGTAAAGATAAAGCTATCCCTATTATGAAAGACCAAGAATGGGGAGATATGTTCGGAGCAAGAAAGAAAGTGGCTCAAGATAAAGTACAGCAGTATACTGCTCAAAACGACCGTCTACAAAAAGTTATTGAGCAGAATGGAGGCATCAATCAAAAGTTTAAATCAGGTGGAAAACCTCAAGGCGGTTCCCCTGTTGGCTCTGTTGGTGCAGAATTAGATATTATTTCTGCAAAAATAGAGGCTTTGAAAGCAAAACGCCTAACTATTAAGGTTGGTGATACGAAAGGGCTAAAAGCAATTGATGCTCAAATCGCAGCGTTGGAAAAGCGCAAGAGTAGTTTAGAATATGGTAAGTCCTCAGGGAAGACAAAGACTAAAACAAAAACTCACAAAGGTCCTAATCCCGACGATGTGGCAACAAAAGATTTCACTCATGATCGTGCTCAAGACCTCGATGCAGAGAAGCGTAGTTATGATAAGAGTCTGAATGCCTTAAAAGAATCTCTGGCAAAAAAGAGTCTTACGCAAGAGCAATATAATGCTTCTGCCTCTGCACTCAATATACAGCATCAGAAAAACTTGCTCGACATCGAGAAGGCTTACTTGCAACGCTCCGAGAAGATGGTGTTCAAGGATGCTGCGAAAAAGAAAGCATTGCAGGAAGGTCAAGCTAAGGCTGTCGCTGACCAGCAGCAGGCAGCGAATACCGCTTATATCGAAGCTGAAAAAGAATACTACGAATCTCTTGAGAAGATTCAGGAGTCCGCACCAGCTAAGCCACAGACTCTTAAAGAAGAATGTGATGCAAAGCTGTTCCTCTTGGATGGATATTACCATGCTTCCTTGCAAAGAGCAAAAGAGAATGGCGAACGTGAGAAGGAAGTTACAAAGGCTTACGAAGCTGCTAAGGCTGCAATCATCGTAGATTATGCGAAGAAAGCAGAGGAGCAAAAGGCACAAGCACGACAGGAGTATGGGCTTGACACATTCGAAGACCAGTATGCAGCACGTCGTAAGAAGATAGAAGATGATAGTGTACTCAATGAGCAGGAACGTCAGCAGGCTCTTACTCTTCTTGATCAGCAGGCAGAAGAACACCGCCTTCAGATACGTCAGCAGTATGGTCTTGCTTCACAACAGGAACTCTACAATGCAGAGTTGGATCAGTTGAAGATGCACCTTCAGAATAAAGAGATATCTGAAGAAGAATATGAAGAGGCAGTGAAGAATATGAAGATTGCCAAGATGAAGGAGGCATTCGATTTTTACTCTAACCTCTCCAGTGGAGCTGTTCAGGCACTACAGCAAGCGGAGGAAGCGAACGTTGATGCGAAGTATGATGCGGAGATTGAAGCAGCAAAGAAAGCAGGTAAAGATACTACGGAGCTTGAGAAGAAGAAGGCTAATGAGAAGCTGAAGATACAGAAGAAATATGCGGATGTTAACTTCGCTATTCAAGCAGCGCAGATCATCGCATCAACTGCTTCTGCAATTGCTAAGACATTCTCTGAATTGGGTTTCCCTGCTGGTATTCCTGCTGCTGCCTTGATGGGTATCACGGGTGCAGCACAGCTTGCAGCTGCTCTTGCAGAGCGCAATAAGGTGAAGCGAATGACGCTAAGCGGAGCAGGTGGCTCCGCCTCTGCTTCAGGCGCACGTGTCGCAACGGGTCTTGAGTCTGGAGGTAGTATCGATGTCGAGCGTAAACAGGATGGTAAAATGTTCCATGCTGACTACGCCCCTGACAAACGTGGTTTCATCGATAAACCAACCGTCCTCGTCGGAGAGGGCGGATACGGTCATAGTAAGGAGTGGGTGGCTTCGAATGCAGCTGTTGAGAATCCTACCGTTGCACCATTCATTGATATCATCGACCGTGCACAGCGTGCAGGAACCATTCGCACGCTCGATATGAATAAGTTTCTCATTCAGCAGGCACAAGGTCGTGCCTCTGGTGGATATGTCACACCAACAGTTAATGACGTGCGTGGTGTGGTTAAAGACTCCTACAAGGATACACTCATCGAGCGACTTACTGATGTGCTTGACCGATTGTCTGTCGACGGCATTCCAGCATCTGTTTCTCTTAATGAGATTGAACAGAAGCAGCAGCTACAAGACAAGGCACGAAGATTCGGAAGTAAATAGACTTAACACCTTACATAGTAATGAAGATAACTAACATAGAAAAGGGCGAAGACTACAACCTCAAGCCCGACACACAGATACAAGTTGAACGAACCAATCCATTCTTCAATGATTACGGAGAACAGACGACACCGCTCGAACTGCCTTCGTCAGAACGTAATCGCAGGATACTCGGTTTCCCTGACTCGTTCGGTAGACGAGTGAAGATGACCGCTACAGATGTCGCGATACAAGATGGTGAGTACTTCGCTCAATGTAGGCAGGTGGTACTGTCTGCTCAGTACAAGGGTGGAATATCAACCTCCTTCTACATTAACGATGGCTCCTTCTATTCAAGAATTCAGAAGGTAAAGCTGAAGGATATTTTCAAAGGCGAATTCATACCAGGAGTGAACACTGTAGAAGAAGGGATTAATTTTTGTCGTAATCTTCGAAACAACTCTAATGAGCATTACGGCATCTTTCCAGTGCTCTTTACTGACGATTCAGGACAAAAGGAAGGTCTTAATTATAAGGTGTTAAATGGGTTTGGTAAGGAAAAGGTGTTGAGATACGACAAAATCTACGACTTCCTTCCAGAGGTACCTTCAGTTACATCGTTTCACCCCGATATGAGCGGTGAGGGCTGTGACTTCTATAATGCAGTACAGCGCACAGAGTATGTCAATGACGTACCTATCACGCTCGCTCCTGGATATTATATGTCGCCATTCATCCGTGCGAACTATCTTCTGAAGCGTGTCTTCGCTTACTTTGGGTATGAGCTGCAAGAGAACTTCTTTACTCGAACAGAACCATTCAATAAGATGGTCGTCGTAAATAATGTTATGGACGTGCTGGTAAATGGAAAGATAAAGGTAGCTGACCTTGTACCTGATATTACTTGTGCGGATTTTATCTCTGTTTTTCGTAAGAAGTTCTGCTGTGAGTTCACCTCTGATGAAGGTAAGCGCATTGCAGATATCATCTTCTTGCGTGATGCGCTGAACGAACCTCCGAACACCGACCTTACGCATTGCGTAACCCAAGAACCTACACTCTCTTATAAGTCGGAGAACGACTATAAGCGTGTTACACTCTCAGCGGAGGAGAAGGTTGATTCTGAAATATCAGACTCCTACGATGATATAGACAGCTTAGTAAAGGCGAACCCGAACGCTTACTTCGACCCTGTCGATGGAGCTATCTATAAGACTGGATGGTCTGGTGACTTCCAAGTGACGGTGAAGATTGGCGAAGCATCGCAAGACTACAACACTGGAGAAACACTTGAAGCAAAAGAGATAAAGGTTCCAGAACTCATACCAGAGTTACGAATGCTTAGCTATAAGGCTACAATCAAAGAGGAAGACTTTACCTATGATATGGGTAAGTTCCTCTACGTAGGTTCATACATGTCACTCAATTCGAAGATGGTTGTTGCAACAGAACCGAAGGAGAACACTTCGGAATCTGCCAATAAACAAAAGACGATACTCGCCTTTAGTTATCTTTCAGACAGTCGTCCAGCAGGAACAATCTCTGCTTACGATGTGAATGCACCTTCACATCCTCGCATCTTCGATTACGCTTTGCACTACAATGGTCCACAAGGCATCTTTGAAAAGTTCTACCGTGAATATGACTTGCTGCTGCGCAATTCACTTCACGATATGAAGGTGAAGCTGCTACTCTCTCAGTCGCAGAAGCAGAACCTATCCTCTTATGCTAAGGTCGTTATTCGTGGCGTGCCTTTCTTTTTCAACAAACTCAAGTTCACACTTGGAGGAAAGAATGAGCCTGTAGAGTCAGAGCTGTACACGGTATCGCTTATGGAACCTACTATAACTGCTCCTACGATCAATGAGCAACTCAAGGCTATGGATGTGAAGTATAAGTGGGTTGGAAAAGAGAAACGAACATCTGTTAGCTGGGAAGAATACAAGGCTGCTGATCGAGAACGAAACAAGACCTTCGTGACAATCTACCCTCCTCTACCTTCAGCTGAGTATGTTGGTGTGCAATATGGTAAGCAGCGTTCATATACTGAGCGAATAACACGAAAAGGTGGCTGGTTCCGACACGGAGAGTACGAATACACTCGAACAGAGGTGTGGTTGGAGTGCGTGCCTCTTTAATTATGTCGGTTAAAACCTGTCCTTTATCATCTCAAATATATAGGGTACTTTTGTGTTAAACAATTCGCACATGGATATTATTCTTAAACCTGATTCTCTCAGCCTGACGGGCTCGATGAATCACTTTATCATATCAAGCACGCAAGAGGTTACATTCATTCTGAAGTATGCAGACTCGAATGAAATCATTGTGCAGCACACTTATACACCTAACAAGGCTAAGCGCATAGAGATAGACTTGGAGAACATTATCACTCCGCTGCTGTCATTTCAACTCCAGGAGTCGACTACAATCTATCGTCAACCGAACATTGCTCGTGAGTTCCTTGTTAATCTCATTGAAGATAAGACAGCTGCTAAAGAGTCTTGGCAATTCACGGTACTCCGTGCTGGTATTGACAACTTCGCTGACACCGCTTCAGATTGGTTGAAGCGTAACTTCTTGACGTGGCAGCCTACCGTTAAGCCTGTTACCTATTACACGCCAGAGTTTCTTAGTTACTACGCTGTCGAGGACTGTGTTGCGAAGTGTCGTGCGTATATAGAAGAGAACGGTAGCTATATTCAGACAGACATCGAACTCGGCAACCTCTCTCACGGTAAGGTGTGGACGATGCCAATGCAATATGGAGTCATCGCTGGTAAACTCAGTAAGATGCCAAGCTACTATGACGTATGGGTGGAAGATGCAGCTGGAACTCGACTCACCTACATTCAGAGATACTATGCTTCAGATATCCGTAGCGAGGAAGAACAGTGGGTGCTCTTCGAAAATTCACTCGGTGGTATCGACACCTTCCGTGCGTATGGTGATGCTGAGAACACAGCGAAGCATACGCACAATGTAGCAGAGATTGAGAACGACTCAGAAGAGTATCGTGTTGACACGGTCAGAGAATACAAGAAGAACACAGGCTTTCTCTCTAAGGAGGAGCGTAAATGGTTGCTCGACTTCTTCCCTTCCTTGGGTAAGTTCCTCTACACAGGCAACTATGTACGTCGCATTGTCGTTACAGAGAGCGACGTCAGTTGGCAGACAAAAGACCTCCCTTCATCTTATACATTTACCTATAAGTACGCAGATGCACGTCCTTACCTGAATATTACCAGGTCAGAGGACGCTGCACCTGCAATGTTGGATATCAAGATACCAGATGTTGGGTCTTTTACCATCGCCCCACGCTTAGTTGAGCTTGAGCGACTACCGCTGAGCAGTGGGGCTTTGTTTCCTATTCAGAGTCCTTACTCTGACAAGTGGAATATTACCACAGCTGAAGCTATCCTTGAGTGGTTCTCTCGTGAAGTCACCGCTGCTTACAAGGGTGATGGTGCCTTCGGACACCGCCACGACAACATGTCGGTACTGAATGCGCTCGACCGCATTGGTGGCTACCTCACCTTGGATGCGCAGAAGATACTCGCTGGCTTAGCTGACGAGGCGAAGTATGCTCGCATGCTCGACCCTAAGAGTGTCGACTGGGAGAAAATCGTTCGAACAGATCAAGATACAATCGTTAATGCACTGACTACCTTCATGAAGGGTATCGTGTTTGGTAAATCGGTGCGTGGCGAGTCTGGCGTGTCTATCTATCAGGACGAACAAGGTGCCTGGCATATAGATGCAGAATACCTACACGTGCATCGCAAACTCACAGCAGAGGAGGTTGAGATAATGAATACCTCTCACATCAAGGGCAAGATAGTAAACTCTGCTGGTAGCTTTGTGATATCTAAGATAGAGAGGACTGTTGGTGCCTGGAGATGTTACTTCCGCCAGCAAGATAGTGAGGGTCGTAGAGTATATAATTCTATGCGAGTGGATGACCTTGCGCTGTGCGAGACATTCAACTTGGTAGATGCTGGCGGTCAGCTGTCTAATCACTATTGGCATAGGCGTGTTGTTGAGGTTGGAACGGATTATGTCGACATTGCTGATAACACGAATGCGGAAAACTATGCAAGTGGTAGCGATGTTCCACAGGTAGGTGACGAGGTGGTGCAGTTGGGTAACCTTACAGTTAAGGAAAGGCAGAGTGCTATCATACAGTCAGCTGCTGGTGAGGGTGCGCCTTACTTTAAAATTATAAAGGGTATCAATTCTTTTATCCTCCCTCCTCCTATCTTCTTATTTGATAAGCAGAACTTCGAGATACGTGTCGAGAATCCTGCTAAAAGTGGCGAATATATCCCCTTGCAAGCCTTCTTAGATTCTATGCAGGGGCGCATTAATTCTGTTCAGCAGCAGGCGGACAAGCAGCTTGTTATTTGGTTTGGTGATGCCGTTCCAACGCTCACCACTGAACCTGCTAACGAATGGGCAGACAACACAACGAAGGAGTTGCATGAGCATGACATCTACTACAATCGCTCATACGTAGAGACTGGCGGTGGTCGTGCTTATTCTTTCGAGCGAAACCCTGATGGCTCTTTCTCTTGGCACGAGATTACGGACGCTGATGTTCTCAAATCATTAGAAGCTGCTAAGCACGCACAAGACACGGCAGATGGTAAGCGTCGAGTGTTCGTGCGAGATATTCCTACTCCTCCTTACGATGCAGGCGACCAGTGGACCAATGCTACCTTCCCAGATAAATATAACAACGACCTGCTTGTTTGTGTTCGTCCGAAAACAAATGGCGAGTCTTTCGATATTGAGGATTGGCAATCTGCGCAGAATCTCACTTCTGCACAATTCAAGTCTGAAATTAAGACAGCTGCTGACAAAATATCTGCTACTGTTACGAATCTTAAGAATGGTTTAGTTGAAGTCGGTTTTGAACTCGACGGAGAAAAAAAGACCTTTGATATTGTTGCAGACCGTTTCAAGGTAAGAACGACAACGGGTATAGTTCCTTTCTTTACTGATGGTGAAAAGCTTAATGCTTATTTTATTGATGCAAAGGAAATAGTCGCTAAAGGTATCAAGGCGCAGACTATCGATGCGAAAGGAGCTACATTTCAGAATATCACCGTTACTGGTGATAGTACATTTGAGGGTACACTCAAAGGCACAAGTGGCTCGTTTACTTCGTTAGATTGCCTTGACGGTACTAATAAGGTTGGTGGCATTAAATTCGGGACTATGGGAAATAAAGGCTATATGGCTTTTACAGGTGATTTTGGAATGTTGGGCGAAACAACGGGTGACATTCGTAAGCGTTTCCATAATTTTTATGCAACTAACATTTATTGTAACAGTCAGTTCGGGCATAAGTCAAGGGTCTGTGCGGTTGTGAAGGACGATGAGATGTTTGTTTATAACGATGGACATATTGAAAATGGTATTCGTATAGCTTTAACTTTTAACCATATAATTATAAATGGTAGAAACATTAATTATTATAGAATCCCAATGTATTCTCCTGGTTTCGGTGGTGAATCTGGAGAGATTTTGGATATTGATAATCTAAAGGCTCAAAAGGGTTCGCAAACCTATTTTGATGAACTTCCAGTAGGTGTCCCTATTGATGTTATTATATTCAATGGTACTAAGAATTTCTGTTATGAATTTTTTGGGATGGGATATGGCAAGCAGTGGACGGTTATTAATGGCAATGATAGTCAAGCTGTGTACATTTTTGACCATCGAGAACTTCGTAAGTTTGAAGGTGGGTATGTGTTTGAATATATGTACGTAAATCCACATTGGTTAACTCCTGAGAAGAGTAATGATAATCTTGGTGCAGGCGTATTCTATACGGCTGGTATTGATTTTGACTGGTAAGAACATTATTAATTTAAAATAAAATAATATGAAAAAACTTTTAGATTGTATTTACAGGATTTTCGGACGACTCGCATCCATTGGTAGCGATAAGTATCTGCACATGTTTGCAGGTCTTGTTGTTTCGATGATTGCGTGCAAAGCTTTACACGCTGTTAATGCGTACTTAATCTTTGCATTAGTACCAGCATTTTTAGTCATGGTAGGAAAAGAGAGTGTTGATCACTACTACAGGAAGGAGCAGTTCGATTGGCTTGACGTTTGTGCAGGTATGCTTGGTGCGATCGTGGGTGTTTTTCTTTTCCTATTGTAAAGGAGGTGTTCGTATGGATATAGTTGAATTACAGTTTACACCAGAGTTTATTCACTCTGTAGCTACACATCTTATAACATGTGTCGTGATGTGGGCTTTAGTCGTTAGCGCAGCCTTCATCGACCTATGGGACAGGGTTTATACGCAAAACAAATTGAAGAAGCCTTTGACTTCGCACCTTATGCGTAAGACGCTTGGTAAGATTGGTGAGTATTGGCGATTTCTCCTTATCGCCTTGATTATCGATGTCGTGATTTTCACGTCTTGTTCTCTGTTAGGTGTTAAGACTTTCCCTATCTGTACATTACTGTTCTCTGCTTCCTTACTCATCATAGAAACAAAGAGTCTCATTGAACATGCAAGAGAGAGAAAGAGTACTGCTGCTGATATGCAGCGCATCATTCAATCAGTCGTTAGTGCAGCTTCAGATAGAGATGCAAAGAAAGTTATTCAGTATGTCGCTGACTACATTGGTGAAGAGAAAAATGTAAATCAAAAAATAGAAGAATAGTATGGCAAATTTTTCAATAGCAGAGCTGGTACAATCCAGCACTGCTGAACAACTCAAGATAAACAATAACCCACCTTCTATTGTGAAGGTTCATCTTACCGAGACGATTACTCTTTTAGAGAGTATTCGTGCGGAATGGGAGAAGTATTGCGAGGCTCACAAACTCGAGAACCCTGCTCTCCGTGTAACGAGTGGCTACCGCTCACCAGAACTGAACAAGGCTGTAGGAGGTGTGAAAAACTCTGCACATGTAGAGGGCTACGCTGCTGACTTGCAACCTGTCAATGGTAAGCAGGCAGAGTTTGAACGTTTCATGGCTAACGAGTTCTCCAAGATGGGGTATTCTTACGATCAAATCATCGTGGAAAGAAGTAAGACTTCAAGGTGGGTACATGTCGCCTATAAGAATGCCGATGGACGGCAGAGAAGACAGTGTTTTAAACTTAAAGTGTAACAAAGTGAGGGAGAAAGACTCCCTCACCTAAATCGAAAGAGGTATGAATAGATTTATAAATACATCTTGTAAACTATTAATTTGCGTCCTTATAACGATGTGCGTTGGCTGTCGGACTAAGAAGTCGGTCGCTATTGAAAGCGTAAAGCAAACGTATAATAGTGAGCAGGTGACAACAGAGCGAAACGAAAAGCATATATCGCTTATCGACACAACTAACATTGACGAACTAACAAGTGTCATACGTGAGTTTGTTTTTGATGTTCCTTGCCTGGAGGATAGTTTTGCCCCCCCCCCACAAACAAAGGGGGGGGAAAGACAGGAGGGGTATATAAAAAAAAGACGGGAGCCAAAAAAAATCGTGGTTTGAAATCGATTAAAGAGCGAATTGAAAGCCGCAGAAACGAAAAAAGAGGGCTGTCAGAGAAAAAGGATAGTGCTGCTAACAAGCAGACTAATACGAAAGTCAACTTCTCTGAAAACAAACGACATAAAGATAAGCACGTTGAGCAGGTACAGATTGCCGAGCCATTCAGATGGTGGCAAATTATAATGGGCTTGCTTGTGTTGTCTATTGTTGTCTTTGGACTAAAATTTAAGCCAAGTATAAAAGGCTTCCTCCTCAAGATTTTCAACAGAATAAATTAAACGTGTTGAATGAAGCACATCAAGGTATATATCACAGAGAGCCGTACGAAAGATAACCGCTTCGCACAAGCCTCGATTCGTGGCATCGAAGATAATACGGGTGAGAGTTATTCTTCCTCTCACCCTAAACTACTTCAAGATATCATCTGTCACGCTCTATCTCTTGCACATGGAGTTGATATAGAAGGTAATAACGGTTTTACTTATACATTCCCATTCAAGCTATCATAATATGTCAATAGAAAAACTCTACTTAGAACATAAACAGACAGGCGGACGACTGACCGCTGATGAGTTTAACAAGTTACCCGAGAAGGTCAACGAACTCGTTGATGCGCAGAACACGGAGGAGGAGCGTGTGAAGAAGGTCGTGTCAAAGAACCGCCCCTCGCTCGGACAGCTCTCCAACGTAAATACTGAGGTTGACGAACTCACCTCTGATACGTGTGTACTCGTATGGAATGGTGATCAGTGGGTGGCAATGAAGTTATCTGAACTTAATATTGGGCAAGGTGGTGGAGGACAGCAACAGACCATTCTCTATTACTTACGTGCTGTCAATCAATCTCCTTCTACTACTCTCTCTGCCTCTAAGTCAGCAGGGGAGTGTACGGTTAAGTTCATGTTCGTGTCAAGAACTAAGGATGTAGGACAGGCGGATTATATTGATAGCGGTGAGTGGGGAACGTACGAAATTTTCGCTAAGGCTGGTGATGGAACTTTCGTTAGTAAGGCTCGTGGTAGATGTCAGTCTAATACCGTGACGACTGTTGATGTATTCAAGTTCCTTGAGAGCGGACAAAACAATATCATGGTGAAGATTACTGGTGAGGTTACAGGGCAAACCTCCCCTGCGTTGGTGTATTCGATTACGCTGTCTGCACTCTTCCTTTCTATATCTGAGTTCAACTGGTGGAAGGCATACCAAGGTGATATTGTATTACCTTGCTACATCAGCGGTAACATCAGTAAGACACTACACGTGAAGATTACAGGTGAAGGATACGAACAGACGTATGAGCGTCAGTTCGGTACTGCCACTTACACGTCTTCACCAGTAGCCTATACCGTTCCTTTCACGAATAAGACGGGTATCTTCCATCTGTCTGCTTGGCTATCGAATGAAGACAACACCGTTCAGACTACTCCAGTAGGTTACGACTTTATGGCTGTCGCTAATAACGAAGCTGTGAAGATGGTAGTCGTGAACAACAAGGCGGAGAAGCTGCTGAACTGGTACGAGAATAAAGTACTTGAGTATGCTGTATATGACGGCAAAGCTGTTACGACACCACTGTCAATCTTGATGAAGAAGGATAACGAGGTGTTGCAAGAGAATGTATCAGAGAATACTTTGACACAGACAAAGATGCAGTACACCTTATCTCTTGAAGTCGAGACAATCGATAACTCTGACTTTACAGCGTTAATCGGATTCAGAACTCACCCAACAGACGAGGTGCGACTACGTGATGCGATTCCTTTCCCTGTGGATAACTCGCAGGGTTATTCAGCTACAGCTGGAGCGGTGTTCTATTTCAACGCTAAAAACAGAAACAACACCGATACCGACCGCAATATCCTCCGCAATCTTATCAACTCAGATCATGTCGGTTCTAATTGGCAGAACGTAGCCTTCTCACGTGACGGCTGGGTGACGGACGATGAAGGTGCACGCACATTGCGACTGCTCGCAGGTTCTCACCTTACCATCGATTACAAGCCATTCGCTAAGGAGGCAGCACAGAGTGGTAAAACAATCGAAATTGACTATCAGATTAATAACACGTCTGACTACAATGCAGAGTGTATCTCGATAGCTATGCCTTACCAGAAGGGTTATATCGGATTGAAGGTGAAGCCTTCTTCTATTATGTTCGCAACTCGTAGTGAGCGTAATGCTGATGTGCAGGCTATGAATACTGATGATGGTGTACGCATTCGTCTGGCACTCGTGATTAGTCCTAAGAAGTACACCTACGTCTTGAATGGAAATACCTATTACCTTAACCTCGTGTACCTCTACATTGATGGTATTGAAGCTCGTAAGTTTGCCTACTTGCTTACAGACTCTATGCAGATAGGTTCAGGTGGTGACATTGTTATTGGCTCAGATAAAGCGGATGTTGATTTGTATTCTATTCGTATCTATGACAGCGCAATGGATGCTGCAAACGTGCATCAAGATTACATCAATGCACTTGCAACCGTAGGAGAAAAGAGTGCCGAGAAGTTGGATAATGATATCTACGACACGCTCGGTACCACGGTCGACTTTGATAAGGTGCGTGGCAAGGTCAACGTGTTTACCTTCGATAAGCCACTTCCTGCCTACGAATATGGTAAATCATACAAGCCTAAAGGCACGTTGGAAATCTATCCGAAAGATGGCAATACGAATCTTCTTCGTTTGACGATTACCAATTTTCAAATGCAAGGGCAGGGTACATCTTCTATGCTCTATTATCTATGGAATTGGAAAGCAAAGGTAGCTAAAGATACTACTATCGTATATGAGGACGGACTAACGGAACAGAAGAAATTTGAGCTGTTCAAAAACCTGCCTAAAATCTCTAAGCTGACAGGAAAGAAGAATATAGCGTCTTCAATGCAATACCACAAGATGGGTTCTGTAAACTCATTTACTGACCTATGGAAAGCGGTAGGCTTAACTAACGAGGGTGTCGAGCAGAACAGCGAAGCTCGTGTGTCTATCTATCAAGAGACATTCGTAGGCTTCGAGAAACAGACCGCAGAGGACGGAACAGTTACATACAAGTTCGTCGGTCTATTCACTATAGGACCAGATAAAGGCGATGCTGCTACTTTTGGTTATGACAAGGATTTATTCCCTGACCTCTTATCAATAGAAGGCTCTGATAACTCGCCACGCCTTACCTTGTTTCAAGTGCCTTGGGATAAGAGAAGAATACGCTACAACACGGAGGAAGAAGCATATCAATACCAAGTATCTGAACTCTCTTGGGAGAATTGCTGGGACTTGGACTACGCTGCTCTTCCTGCTGATGATAAGTCAACATCGGAAGATGAAACTCGTCAGAGGGCTGAGCAGCTCATTGAGAGTTATATCCCTGCATACAACCTCGTGTATCAGTGCAACACGTTCATCGAGCCGTTCAATGGTACACTTGACGAACTGAACGCTGACCCTCATTCAACACACATTGAGTATTGGATTGCAAAGGCTGGTGACCCCAACCAATACAACCTATACTATTACGATAGCTTGTATAAGATGTTCTGTCCGTCAACACTCGATAGCGGTGTGTCAGTGGTTAATCTTCGTCAGCAGTTAGTTGGCGATAAGTATGGATTAACTGAGACGATATTTAGCTCAGTTAGTGATGCAGCCCAACTCAATGAGTTGTTCAAGTCAGCACGCATTCAGAAGTTCCGTGCCGAGCAGTCGCAGTACTGGGACATCAGCGACCTACTTTATCATCAACTATATGTTGAAGCGGTGGCAGCGACCGATAACTGCGCAAAGAACATATACCCGTATAACTTCAATGCAGAATAGATATGGCAAATAGTAAATGGAAGTTCAGACAAGATGACCTTGATACTATCCTCACGGTTATCAACCAAGGTTTAATGAAGAAACCTTACCACGTAGAATATCACGATACATACGATGACGGTACGCCTGTGTGGAATGGCGAAAAGTCCGTTCTTTGGAATTTGATGGAACAAGCGTACCCAGAGGAACGTGCACAGATGATGCGTCGTATGCTTGCGAAGATGGAGGAGTTGGGTGGTCTTCAGAAGGGAACGCACCAGCAAAAACTCTTTGCGTTTTTTGAGAAGTACTATTTTTCTGTAATTGATAAATTCTCATCCATGTTATACAATGAGGATGGCAAGCTATATGAGAAGATGAAACTTGCCATGCTGCAAGGTACTTATACGAACGACACCGACCCTCTCGGTCAGTCGCTCGGTGATGGTCAATCGCCTGAGGTTGCATGGGTGAAGAAGCGCATCCAATACCTTATGTCTAAGTATTCCTTCGGTGACTATGATGCCAAGACTGCGGAAGGGGCTATCACCGTACGTACCTCTGCTCAGGCTGATGCTACAACAAACTCAATCGTTTTGCGATTAACACCTGCTATGAAGCTGTACCCTACGATAGCATACGGTACCACAATCATGCGTGGTGTTCGTACGGATGCTGGTAAGCCGTGTGAGATAGTCGTAGACATTAACGGCACCAGTGACCAGCAGCTATCTGTCAAGTCAGCAGACTACCTGCTCGATATTGGCGATTGGAGTTCGTATGTAATTAACGGTGCGCTGTCAATCATTGGTAAGCGATTGAAGCGTCTGAAACTTGGCGATGAGAATGAAGAGAAGGTGAAGATACTCATAGCTTCGCTTACGCTTGGTAACACTACCTCATTAGAGGAAATTGATGTTCAGAATATATCTACGCTCGGAGGTGCGCTTGATATGCGCAGTAACTTCCGTCTGCGTAAGTTCCTCGCTGGTGGCTCATCGCTAACCGAAGCACACTTCGCTGATGGTGGTGCGCTCGAAGAAGTCGACTATCCTGCTTCCACGTCATACGTGGAATTAAAGAACCTTGACAAGCTCACCAATGAGAAGTGTAACACCGAAGCCTGCGCTCCTAACGTTATGAGTTACTTTGTCAGTGGCTGTGATAACCTTCAGCCGATTAAGATGCTCATTGGGATAATGGATGCACAGGTAGGGCAAGTTCCTCACTCCCTGCGTTACGTGCGCTGTGTCGGTTTCAATGAAACATTTACCGATGGGCGAGCATTCGATAAGCTGTCTCAGTTGGTAGACGGTACTTATCAGGGTATCGATGCAGAAGGTCAATATGGAAACGACCCATACCCTGTCTTGGACGGTACTATTAACCTCACCACTGGAGCGTATCGTGACACCTACGATGCATTGATGACCCACTATCCAAAACTCAAGCTGAACATCGCTAAGTGGTGGATTCGCTTTGAGGACCCAGAGGTGAAGCGCATCTGCGTAGAAAATTGGGACAAAGACGGTGACGGTGAGCTCTCTATGGAGGAAGCTGCTGCCGTTAGTTCCATCGGGACTATCTTCTACAATATAAAAGCAGATAACCTATCAGACTTGAAACATTTTAAAACAATCAAGTCCCTTCCGTCTGTATCGTCAGCTCCTCGTTCATATTTCTATAATACGAAAAGAATAGATATACCAGAGAACGTTACATCGCTTGGTCGTTATGTGTTAGGTTTCAATTTAGCAACAGTTGTCGTTTTTCATGGAAAGACTCCTCCAAGTCACGACTGGACATTTTCTAACACGACAGGAACCTACGATACATGTACACCTAATGGGTGCAAGTTCTATGTCCCAGACGAGAGCTTAGAGGTGTATAAAAAGGCTTTTACAAGCAAACCTTCTCCATTAAGCGGAACATCTATTATTCACCCTATGAGTGAACTTCACGAATGATACTTACTAAGCGGTTCATATTCTAACCATGGTGCGAGATTAGCAGAACGGTAAGATTCTATACTTTCATCAGGAACATATATGTGTTTTATCTTCGCTCCTAAGAACTCCCAATATCCATATTTTTGAGGGGGCTGAGTTCCATGGAAAATCAGATTGTCTATATGTGCTTCGTGAAAGCAAGTACCCCAGAGAAAAGATATAGTAGAAGGTAGCTCTATCGTACTTACTGTAGCATTTTGAAAGGCTCCTGTCGCTACGCTCGTGCAACCTTCAGGTATAACTATAGACTCTTTTACTGTTGTTTTCTGGAAGGCTCCATCACTCAGTTTGACAGTTCCAAACATACCAAGTTCTTTCAGCGATTTAAACGATCCGCCTCTAAACATAGTCCCGATGGAATTAAAATTCTTATTCAAAGTAACTTTCATTAGGAAAATCCGTACGAAATTGACTTAATTTAGCAAGTCTTCCGACCTTTTCATATTCACTCCATAAATAAGCTTTAGCATACTCTGTATAGCTATTATCAGGAACATATATCTTGTATTTCTTTATTTTATGAGTCTTATCATAAATCTTATCGAATGGGGTGTAATATCCATTATGAAACGTAGGAGGGACTTCTGGTAAAACTATTGCATATAATAAATTCGCATTAGCAAATTCAAGTGGGGAGATTCTTTGAACTGATTGGGGGATAACAATACTTTCAAGAGATTCTGCACCGTATAGAGCGTACTCCATATCGACGAGAGTTTTAGGAAGACTTATCCGTTTTAAATTCATATTGCCTCGAAAGGTATCATTCATACGTTTTACTGGGAAAAATCTAAACTCGTCAAAATACGATATATTTGCTTTTGAAAAGATAGTCCCGATGGAACCCTCACCTAAACGCTCTTCGTATCTCCTTGTTTATAGTTGTGTCTTTCACAGCAGAATACACCTGC